AGTACGATGGGTGACATCGCCAACGCAGATATACCGGCTAACGAACGTGCGGCAAAATGGCGGAACGTCGTGCTGCCTATATTGGTGCGCGGCGCAGGTATGACGCCTGTAACGCCGAAAGCCGCGCCAGCCGGCGGCGGCAAAACACCTGTAATTCCGACTTTGACGCCAGAACAAGTGCGCGCCAACCCAAATATCAAGCGTTGGAAGACCACCGACGGAAGGATCATGACGCGGCCATGAAACAGAACGACCCCTACGCAGGGCTAGGCGTTTACGAAGAGATAGACGTAGACCCTTACGAGGGTTTGGGCGTCGTCGAGATAAAGACGCCGCGCGCTAAGGCACCTCGCAAAGGTATGGACAAGGTCACGCAAGTGACCGGCGTCACTACCGGCGCGTTGCTGCCATACGCAACTGCGGCAGGGCTTGGTGCTGCGGCTGGCGCACCGTTCGCGGGCGTCGGTGCTATCCCCGGTGCTGCGGGCGGCGTTCTGTCGTTGGGTGTCGGCGACATTGGCACCGGCCTATACAACTTAGCTGCGCCGCTATTCGGCGGTGAGCGTGTCCCGCTGCCATCAGAAACTATCCGCCGCGGTTATGAAACCGTCGGCGTTGGTCGTCGTCCTGAGACGCGCGGTGAGCAAGTGTACAGCGATGTTTTGGAAGCGGGCGCCAGCGGTCTTGGCCAAGCGCAAGGCTTTAAGACGTTAGCAGAAGTGGCTGCGTCGCCTCAGTCGCAAAACTTCATGCGCTTGATGAGCCAAAACGCCAGAGGCCAGACAGCCGCGTCTATGGGCGCGGCGGCTGCACCGTCGGTTGCGTCGAACTATTTTGATGTGACAAACCCAGCCGCACTTATGGGTCTTTCACTAGCTGGCGGCGGGCTAGGTGCCACAGTCCCTACGCCTAAAACAAAGCCTATAACCGCAGCCGCTCTGAAGGAAGAGTCCGGTAAGCTATACCGCGCGATGGAAGCGGAAGGCGTAAACATCGCCCCACAAGCGATGACGGACTTGGCCAACGCGGCGCGTACAAGACTAAGCGGTTTGCGTTACGATCCAGACACGGACAAAGTGGTCAACGAAGCACTAAAGCTGTTTGACGTAAAGTCCGGCAAGCCAATGACATTCGATATGCTGGAGAAGTTCAGGCGTTCAGTCCGCGATCTTCCTTACAGCGAAGCCGGCGGCAAGCGCGGTACGCCAGACGAGCGCGCTATGGTGAAGGCGCTTGAAGAAACCATAGATGATTTCATGGACGGGTTGACACCAGCGCAGACAACTTCTGGTGACGCGGCGGCGGCTAACGCGTTTCTTAACCAAGCGCGCGGCATACGTGGGCGCGGTTATCAGACGCAGACGTTAGAAGACGCGTTCACAAAGGCAACCGCCACGTCTAGCGCCGCCGACAGCACTAAATCATTCCCCCGCGCTCTGCGCGATGAGTTTACAAAGTTGGCTAAGAACGAACGTAAGCTGGCAAAGTTTGATAAGGAAACGCAAGACCTTATTAAAAAGGTTGCCAACGGAACCGTTACGCAGACTATTTTGATGGGTCTCGGTAAGCTGTCCCCTAGCGCACGTCTGTTTGGGACGCAGATGCCGTTTCTTGGTGTAGGCGCTACATATTCGCCCGGCACTGCCGCCACCATATTGGGGGCGCAAACAGCAGGCGCGGCGGCGCGCGGCGTAGCCAATAAGATGTCGCGCGCACAAGCAAACCGTGCGCTTGTCAGCGCCAGCCGCGGCGGCAATGTAAAGCCCGGTGGCAGCGGGTATTTTCTTCTTTCACCAACGGCGCAACAAAATGTATTGGCACAAGATCGCGCTAAACAACGGAAACGCTAACCATGAACACTATCGACCAGACTCAAGCGCAGCTTAACACGCACGAACAAGTTTGCGCGTTCCGGTACGAAAGTATCTGTGCGCGGCTGAAGCGTCTTGAAACCATAGGTATGTCTGTGGCCGGCACAATCATTCTGCTGCTGGTCGGCATACTGCTCAAGGCTGGTGTATGAGTATCATCCTCGGCCAGCGCAGTCTGTCACGGCTTGAGGGCGTCCACCCTGATCTGGTGCGCGTCGTCAAGAAGGCTGCGGCGCTGTCCGATATAGACTTCACGGTGCTGGAAGGCTTGCGTACCGTAGAACGCCAGAAGCAGTTGGTCGCCCAAGGCGCGTCAAAGACGATGAACTCGCGTCACATCACAGGACACGCTGTCGATCTGGCGCCGATGATTGCTGGCGAAGTACGTTGGGATTGGCCGCTGTATCATAAGCTGGCTAAAATAGTAAAGTCCGCTGCGGCGGACGAGAAAGTCCCGCTCCAATGGGGCGGCGATTGGCGTGCTTTCAAGGATGGTCCGCATTGGGAACTGCCTTGGAAGTTTTATCCGAAGGGAAAATAGCATGAATAAGGATCAGTTATTTGGGATCGTTCGTACACTTGCTGCGGCTGGCTTTGGCTATCTGGCAGGAAAAGGTCTTATCGACGGTGCAACGGCTGAAGCATTGGCTGGCGCTGTAGCAACCATCGGCGTTGCTGTATGGTCTGTTGTCAGCAAGAAAGCTGTAGTTGAGTCTGTAGAGTAATGAAATTTCTGACGCTCTTGCTGGGTATTCTGGACAAGCTGTTGGGCGCTTGGGCGGAACGCCGTTGGAAGCAGCAAGGGCGTCAGGAAATCATTAAGGAAACAAACGATGCCATTAACGAGCAAATCGCATTGGGCGAAGCTGCCATCACTATTCCTGATCCTGAGCGCACTGAACGGCTGCGCGACCGTTTCGACCGCTCCCGTAAATAGCTACTGCATCATCGCCAAGCCTATTACTTACGACGCAAAGCAAGACACTCCCGAAACAATATCTGAAATCGAGCAACACAACAGCGTATTTGTCTGTGTGTGTGAGGATGATTGCCCGAAAGGCTCATAACCATGCCTCCGTTAAAAATAGACCCTAATCTATATAAATACTGCACGCCTAGACAACGCCAAATCCTTGAAACCATAGACCGTCTTGGCAGTGCCAAGGATGCGTCGATTGAATTAGGAATAAACAAAGGCGGCGCAAGCGAAACTTATATCGACGTTCAGCGCAAGGCCGCTAAGGCTGGTTACTCACCGGAGCATGACTTCACCCGCCCCGTGCCAGACGGCTATGTAGCTAAGGGCGTCAGCACATACTACAACTCCGAAGGCAAACCATCCGGCCAATGGGTCAAGGCATCCCTTAGCCATCAGGCACTGGCAGACGCCATGCGTGATGTCGTCGCAGGCTTCAAGGATGAGATACAGCCAGCGGCGGCTGTCGCTGCGCCAGCGGCGTCTGAGGAGCATCTGTGCAACCTGTACACCTTCACCGATTATCATTTAGGTATGCTGGCATGGCATCAGGAAGGCGGGGCTGATTGGTCCGTCTCCATCGCAGAGAAAACTATCATCGCTGCACTCATACAAATGGTCAATCAAAGCCCAACTGCACACACAGCAGTGCTCAATATCCAAGGTGACTTCCTGCACACCGACGGCAAGACACCTGTGACACCTGCGTCGAAGCACGTTCTGGACGCGGACAGTCGTTTCCCGAAGATACGCCGGGCAGCGATCCGTATTATCCGCTCACTGATGGCGGTCTGTTTGCAGCGTCATCAGGAAGTGCAACTGATTATAGCCGAAGGCAACCATGACGAAGAGAGCGCCGGCTGGCTGGCCGACCTGTTCGCGGTGCATTACGAAGAAGAGCCGCGCGTCACTGTCAACGACAGCGTCCTGCCGTTCTACGTCTTCGAGTGGGGTACTACCATGCTGGGCGTACACCACGGCCACAAAGTCAAGAATGAAAGTCTGCCGCTGCTATTCGCCGCGCAGTTCCCGCAAAGCTGGGGCCGCACTACTCGCCGTGAGATACACTGCGGACACCGGCACCACCGCGATGAAAAAGAATATAATGGTGTGACAGTTGTGCAACACCCCACACTTAGCGCCAGAGATGCCTACGCTGCACGCGGCGGCTGGATCGCAGACCGCGCTGCTTGGGCTATCACCTACCATAAGAACTACGGCGCTGTTGGCCGCGTCATGGTCACAACTGAAATGCTAAGTGACGCGTAGGCTGTCCCGCCACCGCTCCAGATACCAGATAGCCTTGCGTACCTCTTGGCCGACAGCATCCTTGCGACCCGCGCGGCTGATGTACTTCAGGGCATTGCCGCGGCAGTAACCGGCGAACTCTTCCGGCGACAGCTTGGCCTGAATATAGTCGATGGCTTCTATGCCGCCTGACTTGTAATGGTCAGGGTTGACGGCGTCCTTGAACGCTAACGCTTCGGCCCATGCGCCGGCATCGCTCTTATCATCTATCATTTCTTCAGCCTTTTCATAATCTCGACACGCTCCCGCGCCGTCCGCATGGCAGAGTACCGCTGATGCAACCGCCGAGCGAGGGCTGGCCGCTTGTGCGTCTCCAGTTCAACGTCCAGCGCGTCTTTCAGTTGGGCTTCCGTAAGGTCGGACAGCACGGCGATCATCGACCGCCAGTTTAGTTTACTCATTTTTAAGTTCCTCTAAGGCAATGTCAGACACCGCACGTTTGTCGTGCAGCGCCGCCCATATACGTTCGTCAATAGTCTTTTCGGTCAGCATCACATAGACCCACACGTCCTTGGTCTGGCCGCTGCGGTGCAGGCGCCCGACCGTCTGTTCGTACAACTCCAACGACCACGGCAGCGACAGGAACACCATGTGGCATCCGCCGTGCTGTAGGTTCAGGCCATGCCCTGCCGACTTAGGATGCGCCAGCAGCAACTCGACCTGACCCGCGTTCCAATGTTCGATGACATTGGGGTCGTCCATTGTCTTTGCGTGCGGGAAGCGGCGCTTTAGTTCCGCTAACTCTTCCTGATAGGTGTAAGCGATGATGGTGTTGGCCCGCTGGTTCTCCGCCAGCAGTTCTTCCAGCCGGTCAAACTTGTGGTTGCTAAACCAAATGGACGGTGTGCCGACGCCGCGGTTGTAGACAAAGCCAGACGCCATCTGTTGCAGCTTGGTCGTTGCCGCCGCAGCGTTCTGCGCTACGATCTGGTCGCTGCCAAACCGTGTCACATACTCGCGCTTCATTTCATCATACGGCTTGCGGTCGTCCAGCGCGACGCGCACCTCAGTGACGTGACACGGCGGCAGCTTGTCCTTATACTCACCCGGCTCCAGCACGAACGTCGCAGGGCGGATGCGATCCATGACTTGCTCCAGCGCACCGGCTGCCGGAATCCATTGACCAAACTCGCGGTTGGTGCAGATAAAATACTGCTGCATGAACGCACCCTTGGCACGGCCCAACAGCCCTTGGTCAATGATCTTGCATTGGCCGAAGACATCTTCAAGGCCGTTCGACGTAAACGAGCCTGTCAAGCCCCAGCGTATCCTCATCGTAGACATCATTTTCTCCAAAGCCTTAAAGCGTTTGCCGCTGGGGTTTTTCAACCGCGTCAGTTCGTCAAACACCACTCCATCAAAACTTGATAAATCCTTTAGCTTGTCCAGATTGTCGTAGTTGATGACAACCACACTGGCATCGCTCTGAAGTGCTGCTGCGCGCTGCGCCGGAGGCCCGACAGCAAGCGCGGGCGTAATGTCAGACCACTTGGGCGCTTCCACCGGCCACACATCAGTGCAGACGCGCTTGGGCGCTACCACCAGCCAGCGTTTGACATGGCCGTCGCGCAGCATCTCATCCATCGCCGTCAAGGTAATGGCGGTCTTGCCCGCGCCGACAGGCGCAAGGATCATGGCGCGGTCACGCTCGTACAGAAACGTAGCCGCCTGCTCTTGATACGGCCTTAGCTGAAGCGTTTGAGCCATGCGTCCACATCCTCCACTGACCACAGGCAGGCGTAGTGCTGCTTGGTGTGCGTCATCTCATCGGCAAAGATACGCTGCAACGCGGACAGGCGCCCGCCAGCTTTCTTCAGTTCAATAAACCAAGCCTCGCCGTTGGGCATACAGGCTATGCGGTCGGCGACGCCTGCCTGCGTAACGCTGCGAAACTTATAGGCAAAGCCGCCGGCTGCCCGCACGCGTTTACAGAAGTACCGCTCTATTTCTTTTTCAGTCATGACGAAGGGCTACTACAAAATTTTTTGCATTTCAAGCCTTGCATCAAAATTTGTTGTGTGTATGATGGCCGCTCAAACAGTAAAGGAAGGTTCAGTATGCAGCATAGTAAGATAGTCGGCGGCTCTACCGCCAAGCGTGTCATCGCCTGCCCCGGCAGCGTGGCGCTGGTGGACACCGTACCGCCGAAACCTAGCAGCAGCTACGCCGACGAAGGCACGCTCCTGCATGACACTATAGCATCTATATTAGAAAGCGACCTTGACCCGTACAGCTTGGTCGGCACGGCTTATGAGAAGACAGTGCTGACTGAAGCGTTGGTCGATGACAAGCTGATACCGGCGCTGCGTGCGCTGGACGAAGTAGACCCTACAGGGGAGATGGAATATGCGGTTGAAAGCCGGGTTGGCTTTGGTGATTTTCTGCCTGACGTTTTTGGTTCTACCGATCTTCTTGGTCGCATTGGTGATAGAGCGGTCGTTCTGGATTGGAAGTTTGGCGATGGTGTGGCTGTCGAAGTCGAGGAAAACAGCCAGCTTCTCTTCTACGCTGCGGCGGCTAAACGCACTGCGGAAACGTCGTGGGCTTTCAAGGGCGCAAAAGAAGTCGAACTGATCATTGTCCAGCCGCCCTACGTTAAGCGTTGGGTGACAGACCTTGCACGCGTTGACGCGTTTGAGAAAGAACTTGCCGCTGCCGTTAAGATTGCGATGCAGCCTAACGCGCCGTTGGCATCAGGCGACCATTGCAAGTGGTGTGCGGCGAAGCCTGTCTGTCCTATCATGACAGGCGCTGTTGACCGTGCGCTCAAGGCCAAGCTGGAAGCGTTGCCTGTCGAGCAGATAGCGCATTATCTGGAACAAGTGCCGCTGATTGAAGGTTTCATTAAGGACTTGCAACAGTTGGCGCACGGACTGCTGGAAGAAGGCCAGAAAGTCCCCGGATGGAAGCTGGTCAACAAACGCGCCACAAGACAGTGGACAAATGAAGATAAGGCTGTAGCATTCCTGACCGGTGTCGGCGTAGAAGCATGGGGCGACCCCAAGCCGCTGTCACCAGCCCAAGCGGAAAAGGCTTTGAAGAAAGCCAAAATAGAATTGCCGGCGGACTTAGTTGTCGCCGTCTCCACAGGCTCTACCCTTGCGCCGGCAGATGATGCTCGGCCAGAGGTTTTGCAAATCGGACAGATGCTTACCAAAGCTATGTCTAAAATCCAGTAACAGAAAAGGTACAATACAATGTCAAATATCACTACTTTTGGCGGCGCTAACTTGCCGTCCGTTCAATCACTCTCTGGCGCTTTGCGTTCCATTCAGTCGGAAGTTGCGCCCGGTGGCACAGTCATCCTGAAGATGGACAAGACAGGCCATTGGGTTTTCGGTGCAGACCAGACCGAAGTCGAGGATGGCAGCCTGTGGGCAGCTAATCCTTTCTCGTTCGTGCATGGCTACATCGCATGGGGTAAAGGCGAAGTGCTGGCTGAAAAGCTGGTGCCGGTGTCAGAGCCGCTGCCACAGCTTGACCCTGCGCCTTCAGGTGCAGAGCGCGGCTGGGAAATGCAGGTCGGCATGATGCTGGTTTGCACCAACGGCGAAGACAAGGATATGCAGGCACGCTTCACGGCTACGTCAGTCGGCGGCAAGCGCGCTGTGCAGGCATTGGCCGTTGCCATTGCAGATCAGGTCGAGAAAGACCAGACCAAGCCTGTGCCGCTGATCGAACTGAAGTCAGAGCATTATCAGCACAAGACCTATGGTCGTATCTATACACCAATCTTTGACATCACCGATTGGGTGTCGATGGATACCGATACGGTTGCCGAACCAGAGGACGCGGAGTTGGAAGTCGCCGCAGAACCTGAAGCCGCTGAAGGTGCGCGTCGTCGTCGTCGCGTAGCTTAACAGGGGGCGAAAGCCGGGGCGTGTTGGGCGTCCCGGCGAGTAGCAGAAGAGTGAGAACTTCTATGTCAAATATACTTTGGGGCGACACGGAAACCCGCAGCGAATGTAACCTGCCCGTGTCAGGTTCGTATAACTACGCTCAACACCCGTCTACGCAGTTGCTACTGTTTAACTGGGCTTTTGGCGACGAAGAGGTAGATGAATGGTGGCCGTCGTGCGGACGCCCTTTTCCTGAACGCGTCAAGCAACTTATCCGCGACGGGGGCCAACTGCGCTTTCATAACGCTGGTTTTGACCGTCTAATATTTGAGTATGTGATTTGCCCTGATTACGGCGTACCTACCCCTCGGCTAGAGCAATGGTATTGTACTGCCGCGCAGGCGCGCGCCAACTGTGCGCCGGGCAAACTTGAGGATGTGGGCCGCTTTGCTGGCGTGTCTATGCGAAAAGACCATCGCGGCAAACAGCTTATTCGGCAACTATGCATACCGCCATATAACAATGACCCCGCGCTATTTGATGAGTTCCGCGAATACGGAGCGCAGGATGTCAGGGCCATGCGCGCCGTCGCGCAGGCGCAGCGTCCGCTGTCTGCCGAAGAGTTGGCCGACTACCACACCAACGAGCGCATCAACGACCGCGGCGTCCTGCTTGACAGGCCGCTGGCGCAGGCGGCTGTGCGCTACGCTGAAGAAGAGAAGGTTGAAATCCAAGATATTGTCGCAGAGATAACAAACGGCGAGATTAAATCCGTCCGCAGCCCAAAGATGAAGGATTGGGTGTTGGCTAGGGTAGGGCCGCAGGCGGTTAAATTAGCGACTGTCATAAAAGATGGCGTCGAAAAGATGTCGATGGACAAGAATGTACGTGCTAACCTACTTATATTAGCGGAGGAAAACCCGGATGAAGTACCGGCGGAAGTTGCGGATGTCATCCAGTGCGCGGACGATCTGTGGGCATCGTCCGTGGCAAAATTCCAGCGTGCCGCGGCGCTTGCTGATGAGGAAGATTTTCGAGTTAGAGGAGCATTTGTATTTGCAGGAGGCAGTGCTACTGGGCGTGCTTCATCATTTGGGCTTCAAGTCCATAACTTCCCAAGAAAGTGCGCCGCCGACCCTGCATTAGTGCGGCAGGCTATGGTGCGCGGACACCAGATTGTCCCTGAATATGGTCGCCGCGTGACGGACGTGCTGAAGGGTATGCTGCGCCCCGCGCTGATGGCCGACAAAGGCAAGCGGCTGGTCGTCGCTGACTGGGCCGCTATCGAAGCGCGGGTGACGCCGTGGGCGTCCAACAGCATCTTTGGTGCGAGCAAGTTGGACATCTTTGCTAAGGGCGAAGACGTGTACAAGCACAACGCTATGGCGACATTCCATGTCGGCTATGATGAGGTGGACAAAGACCAACGCCAGATCGGGAAGGTTCAAGAGTTGGCGTGCGGCTTCGCCGGCGGCGTCGGTGCGTTTGCCAGCATGGGGCGCATCTACGGCTTGCTGATGTCGGAAAGCGACGCAAAGCGCATGGTGGACGCATGGCGCAGGGCTAACAAGTGGGCCGTGCCTTACTGGTCTGGCCTTGAGGAAACCTATATGCGCGCCATGCGGAACAAGGGCCGTGAGTTCACCATTGGCCGCGTCACATATTTATTTGACGGACTGCATCTTTGGTATGCTCTTCCGTCTGGCCGTGTGCTATGTTATCCTTTCGCCCGTTTCGATGAGAAAGGCGACCTGACCTATGCCAAGGCTTCATGGAAGCCAGCCGCAGACGCTAAGGAATGGCCAAGGGCGCGGCTATGGCGCGG